AAACGTATTACCCTGATTTAGTTGATAACGTAAATGATGCGTCAGTCTTCTCAGTTCTGTTAGATTTAAACGCGGCGGTTACAGATAATCTACAATTCAATATAGATAGAAGTATTCAAGAGACAGTACTTCAATACGCTCAACAAAAATCATCGGTATTTAATATCGCTAGAACTTATGGTTTAAAAATTCCGGGACAAAGACCTTCAGTTGCTTTAGTTGATTTCTCTATAACGGTTCCCGCTTTTGGAGATAAAGAGGATTTAAGGTACTGTGGTATTTTAAGAAGAGGTTCTCAATCTATTGGAGCCGGACAAGTCTTTGAAACAGTTTATGATATTGATTTTGCTTCTTCGGTTGGTGGTGACGGTACACCCAATAGATTAAAAATACCTAACTTTGACGCTAATAATAAATTAATAAATTATACTATAGTAAAAAGAGAAACTGTTGTTAACGGTGTTACTAAGGTTTTTAAGAAAACTATATCACCTAATGATGTACGACCATTCTACGAAATATTTCTACCTGAAAAAAATGTATTAGGTGTAACTAGTGTACTTCTAAAGGACGGAACCCAATATGCTAACGTACCTCCGGTTCAGGAATTTTTATCTTTAGATAACCGATGGTATGAAGTTAAGGCTTTAGTTGAGGATAAAGTATTTGTGGAAGACCCTTCTAAAGTTTCAGATAATCCGGGAATTAAGGTTGGTAGATATATAACAACAAACGATAAATTTATAACTGAATATACTCCTGAAGGTTATCTTAAAATGACCTTTGGTGGTGGTAGTCAATCTGCGGATGAACAACTAAGAGAATTTGCTAGAAACGGTTACAATCTTAATTTAAACAAATATTCTAATAATTTTGCTTTAGGGTCAACCCTTAAATCTAACACCACAATTTTTATTCAATATAGAGTTGGTGGTGGTTTATCGAGTAATTTAGGTGTGAATGTTATAAATCAAGTCGGAGTTGTTTCATTTTTTGTTAACGGTCCTTCAGATAATATAAACACTAGTGTTATAAATTCCTTAAGGTGTACTAATGTAACTGCGGCAATTGGTGGAGCAAACATAATGACTATTGAGGAGGTTAGAAATTTAGTTGGATTTAACTTTTCATCACAAAATCGAGCTGTTACCATTAATGATTATAACGCCATTCTTAGAACTATGCCTTCCCAATTTGGAGCACCTGCTAAAGTGGCTATAACTGAAAATAACAATAAAATTGAGATTAAGATTTTGTCATATAATGAGTCAGGGCAATTAACTGAAGTTGTTTCCGAGACTTTAAAAAGTAATGTCGCTAATTATTTGTCTAACTATAGAATGATGAATGATTATATATCTATTGAATCTGCGAATGTTATTGATTTATCTGTTGATGTAGATGTTGTTTTAGATAATAGTCAAAATCAAGGTACTTTAATTTCTAAAATTATTAATATTGTTACAGACTTCTTCAGTCCGTTAAATAGGGAGATGGGTGAGAACGTTTACATATCAGAATTAAGAAGGTTAATCCAATCGGAGAATGGAATTATATCATTATCAGATATAAAAATTTATAATGAGGTTGGAGGGCAATATTCATCATCTCAGACTTCTCAAAAGTATGTGGATTCTCAAAATAGACAAATTGGGTTAATTGACGATACTATTTTTGCTGAACCAAGTCAAACATACCAACTAAGATTTCCTAACAAAGATGTAAATGTTAGAGTTAAAAACCTTAAGAACGTAAACTTCTCATAACAATTTATTTTATTAAAATACTTCGTATTTTACAGTATGGATATTTTAGAAATTGTCATCAACTTTATCAAGGGAAACCACGGAACTTGGATTCAAAGTATTATTTCAGGGTTATTTCTAAACTTAAAGTTATGGATTTATTTGTTTATTTTCATTTATTTATTAAAAATAAGTAAACGTAATCTAATCGGTTATATCGTAAAATTAGTTATAGTATTTTTAATTATATTTGAATTTATTAATATTAATGATAGACAAAATTACGAAGTGGTAAAATATCAATTTGAATTAATTGATAAAAATACTGAGAATTTAGTTATAGTAATTCAGGGGGCTAATAGTCCTATAAAAGACGGAGTTAAAGACAATCAAATTCAAGTAGATAATACTTCATCTAGAGATTATGACGGGTTAGGTTCGATTGAACGGTATGTGGAGAATGGTAAAACTCAAGTTGTAACTTATGTCGGGACTCATACATTTAATCTAACACCAATTAAAATAATTAATATGGTTAATGATTTCAGATTAATTAAACCAAATGGTAAAATTATTTTAGTTGGTCATAGTTTAGGAGCATATAATATTGTCCAAGCTTTAGAAAAATTAAATGATATAAATGTCAGTGTAGACTTAGTCATACTTTTAGATACTTCAAATAAAAAGTACAACAATTACGATTTCTTAGTTCGAAAAAACGTTAAAAACATTTATAACTATACATCACCAAAATGGTCGGATAAATTAAAGTTTTTTACCAATTCAGGTGGTTTGGTTATTCCATATAAAGGTAATAGTTATACTAATTATCGTAATATTGAAATCGAGGGTGTTGAACATACTACAATAGATAATGAAATACCAACATTAGTAATTAACGATATACGAAAATTTTTATATGGTAAACCAAACTAATTAAGTTTTATTATGTAGGTTTATTTTAAAACATAGTAAGTTATTATTTTAAAATGATATATAAACTATTTATCAATAAAAGAAAAACATGTCTAAATCATATAGAATAAGGACCTCACCCGGAGTTGACAAATCAATTAATGTCAACATTGAACAAGATTTTGAATATTTGGAGATTTTATCTCTAAAATTATTACAAAGTGATATCTACACCAGACAATGTTCTGATTATGGTGTTGTTATTGGTCGCGTTAGTGTTAATAATGGATTTGGTATTCCGAATGCCAAAGTATCTATTTTTATTCCCTTAGAAAGTGAAGATGAGGACAATCCAATTATTAGTGAATTGTACCCATATAAAACATTGAATGATGTTAATGAGGATGGGTATCGATATAATTTATTACCATATACTAAATCACATGGTGGTCATAAACCAACAGGTACTTTTTTTGACAGGGAGGATGTACTTGTGGATACTAATTTAATTCAGGTTTTTGATAAGTACTATAAATATACTGCCACAACTAATGAAAGTGGTGACTTTATGTTGTTTGGTGTTCCTGTTGGGGGTCATCAAATTGTGATGGACGTAGATTTGTCGGACATTGGTGAATTTTCATTATCTCCTCAGGATTTAGTTAGAATGGGTGTCGCTACCGAACAACAAGTTGCCGGTACTGAGTTTAAAACGAGTGAAAATTTAAGAGTATTACCTCAAATTGTTAATATAAATAAAACTATACAAGTAGAGCCGTTATGGGGACAAGAGGAATTATGTGATATAGGTATTAATAGAAGTGATTTTGATTTAAGCTCCGAAGCCAATATTGACGTAAGACCAACATCTGTTTTTATGGGGTCAATTATATCATCACCTGATGATTCACCTGTTAGACGAAATTGTAAACCTAAAGGTAAACAAGGATACCAATGTAATCTAATTACTAATTCCGGAGATATACTCGCTATAAGACAAACTATATTTCAAGATAGTGACGGTAGACCGATTTTGGAGAGTGTGGATTTAGGTTCAAGTGGGGGATTAGTTATTGATGAAAATGGTACGTGGTTAATTGATGTACCTATGAATATGGACTATGTGACCACTAATGAGTTTGGGGAGAAGGTAATTTCTAATGACCCTAAAATAGGGATACCTACAACAGGTAAGTACCGATTTAAAGTCAAGTGGGGTCAAACATCTACTCTTAATGAGGCAGTTAAAAGAGGTTATTTTTTAGTTCCTAATATTAAGGAATATGGTTGGAATACTGCGGGAGATGATGTTGTTAATGATACAGATGCTGCAAACTCTTATGCCTTTAGTTTAGATTGGAGTGAATATGGAGATGTTACTACACCAACAGGTTTAGCCATGATACAAGAAGCCATAGATTGTGAGGATAGATTTTATCCCATGGTTTATAATAAAGTTTATACGGTATCCCAATTTATTGATGAGCAGAGACGTGGTAGTGGGATAGAAAGATATGTTGGGGTTAAAAATATTTTAGATAGTGAATGTGACAGTACTAATAATAAATTTCCAACGAATGATGGTAATTTAAGATTTGATATATTATATATTCTTTTTGCATTTCTTAGTATTATCCTAACACCAATATTTTTCGCGTTAATAATTCTATTACATTTATTATATTTTACCATTTGGATTCTTAGAGTTGCTTTAATTCCATTACTAATCTTATGGGCGGGAGTAAAAATAGTTAATTATATTATGTTGATTGCGGGTACAGTACCATATGCTTTAGGTTTAATTATAGGGTATCTCGCGATGATAGTTTTATATACGTTGATTGGTATTGCTTTAGGGTTACTTTTAGACCAACTATGGAAGATGGAATTGAAGGGTATCGCATTACCATTATTAACTTATCCTGACTGTAAAATGTGTGATTGTAGTAGTAGTAATGGTTTACCACCTGATGAACAACCTGATGATGGTGAATATGAAACGGGAGGATTAGATGAAAACGAGTTTATTCCATGTGATACGATTGTGGTGGATGATACTCCTGTTAATCAACTATATTTAAGTACCTCAATTACAAAACTAAGTGCTACCGCGGCGTTTAAGTACGTTACTCCAACTGATACTACGGTACCCGCTTTAAATTTATTTAATAGTTCTATAAAACAAGGTATAACGGGTCTATTATCCGGTAATCAATATATTGGTGGTGATACTCCTAGCCCGAGTGGAATAGGCGCGCCAACTCCCGTTGAGGTTGTTTATCCAAGGCCTAGTGATGATGAAGAGGTGGATTATAGATGGTATCATACCTTAAGTTTACCTATCGCTGATAGGGTAAATCTTTTTAATACTAAAGCCAAATACTTTAATGAGAGTGCTAACAATCCCGGTGGTGGTGTTAATAGAGTAAAAGTTAAATTTAACCCTACTGTAGAACCTGGTACGCACCATTTTGATAATGTTATTATTTTAATATGTAATAAGAGTACTATAAGTAGGTTTAGTCCGGGTCAATTAATAAGTTTTCAAAACCCAACTTATTCTAAAGATGTAAATGTAAATGGGTTACCGGGTGGTAATATTTATGGTAACGACGCTGTAACAGGTAGTACAAAAACGAGTGTGACAAATACTCCTACCGGATATGATATAACTTCACTGACTGTTAACTATTCAAATCCAAACGGTTCAGGTAACCAATCTATGACTTACACTAATGTTAGTCAACCAACGGGGTCCACTGAGAATGTTAACTTTCATAAGTTTCCTACCGATGTAGAATA